AGTACTTGGTTATGTCCTGCGGACTCTGCAAAGACTGAGGGCGCCGGAGGCACCAAACTTGAGCGTCCAGCGCCTCGGCGCGTTCTGCTGAATCCATGCCCTCAATGGGCTCTACGGGGAGGTATACTGTAGCCATTATGGTATTTGGAAATATGTGTCGATGTTAGATTCAATGCCCGTGCGGTTGCTGCTTTGGTCAGCTGTCCAGAGTATTACTTCCTGCATACTGTCGATGACTCTCAAAGTAGCACTTTGCCCGCCTATAACGCCGGAACCCGCAGATGCAGTGCCCGCGTTACCGCTTGCAACCTGTGACCCATTTAGATAAGCCTCGTCCGTAGTTTTAAAGAAGAGAGAGGTCAAGGCTTGAGTCGTGGAGTTAGAAGTAAAACTCAGAATGGAGCCTTGATACATGAAGTCTCCTGCGTGTATGACATTACCGAATTGCGCCACTCGATTACCTATGTCTCCCGTTACAGCCACATCAAACAATGAGATGGTTGTGGCGCCTGATACTGCCGAGGTATTTAACACGCCGCTGCCGCCTGAATTTCTGGCAAGTGCCGGCTTGCCGTTCTCGGTTATGACCGCCGTACCGTTGTATATCTGCGGCTGACTTGCGTCGGTAGCTTGGTCGGCGTGGTTGCCGTTGACCGACTGGTCCCACCAGCGGGTTACGAATCCGTTTGCGGTATCACAGAAGTCCGAGATGGCTGTCGTATCGAGGTCGCCGTTGGCATCGAATCCGATATTTCTCTCCTCGTCGTCGGAATCCCTGCGAACCCTCAACGCGATAACCGCCTTGTCTGAGAGCTGACGGACCGAGTACGCGGCGGCGGCGTCGGTACCACCTGTAGCACTGCCGTAATCGTAGAGCAGTCCTGACGTAGGCTGGTCGGTGGGTTGGTAGATGAGGTAGTTGGAGTTGATGTTCTCCTCGATGCCCGTGCGGTTGCTGGTTTGATTTGACGACCAGTGTATCAACTCTTGCATATTACCGCCATACCTCTGCGTGTTGTTATTGTTTTGCCCAATGTATGCAGTCAAAGAAGTTGATGGCATCGTGCCGGTATATGTAGACGTATTTGCTACACTGCTTCCATTTTCATAAAGAGTATATCCTTGGCTTGTGGTTCCAATTCTGCCAGTCACCAAAAGCTGACCCGAAGCCATACTTGAGCCTTTACTAATTACAATGGGTGTAAGAGGCCACGCAATAAATTTGTGCTCTGACCCACCGTTAAACATACGGAAAGTGGTGTTGTTACTGTCCACCCAATAGGTGTCATCCAAAGTGGTTCCCGTTAAAACAACACTCGCCATCATTTGGCCATCGGTCCATTGGGTACTTGGGACGTCAAAATAAGAGTTGGTTCCATCAAAATTAGCCGCAGGTTTCCCGTTCTCAGTAATCAACCCCGTCGTCGCGTCGTATAGTTTGGGCTGACTGGTTGGGCTGGTTTGTGTGGCGTGGTTTCCGTTTCCACTCTGGTCCTTCCATTCCTTGACAAACGCATCGCGGGGCGTGGTCGCATGGTCTACGAAATCGGCGAGGTCGGTATACGTCCCGCTCGAAGCGTTGGAGATAGGAGACGTCAGGCTGATTTCATTGTTCGTGTCGAACTCCACATCGGCCTCGATATTGTCGCCGCTCCTACGGATACGAGCCGCCACCGTTACGCCCGTCTTTAACTTCCTCGTAGAGTACCCCGCCGCCGCTCCCGTGTAGGTGTCAAGCAGGAACTCCTCAGGCGGTGGTGCCGCGCCGGTACTATAATCCCAGATTAGGTAGAGGTACTCATCGCTAGTGCTTGGCATCAAGAAATCCGCCTTGTACTCGGGGTCTGCGCCAGCAGGGACGAGGTCCGAAATAGCAGGGTCGGCAAGAAGGCTCGCGATATCGGCCTGCTCATACCTAGTGCTGCTACGCAGCCAACGGAAGCGGTCCGTCGGGCGAATCGTATAGTTGTCCGTACCAATCCTGTTGTACGCCATGATAACGGTACTCCCGTTGGTAGGGCCGAGGTTGGCGCCTTGAGACACCGTAAAATCCTGCCAGTTGGAAATAACAGGGTTGGTGCCTGCCAAAAACTTAACCGCAGTACTACTAAGGGGGGAAGTGAAAATCCCGTCAACCCATTGGAACTCGCTGTGGATAGATTGGGCAGCGTCTTCAGTACGGTTTAGCGTAATCAAACGCAGGCTCAAGTCCGCTGCGTCGGGACACTTGACCTGAATCTGCACAACGAAGGGACGCCCCGTTACCCCGGGCGTATAGTCAAGGTCGATACTTAGCGTGTTCTCAATAATAGAGTATTTATTGACGCTAGGAACAGGAGGTTGAGACGCACTGGTAATAGGCCCGGTGGTCACACTCGTTCCGTCGTAGGTTGTCGTAATCGTAAACTCATCGTCGTCAGCTACAGGGTCAATGATGGCGTAATTGACAGGTACAGGGCCAACGTTGTTGCCAAGATTGACGCAAAACGACTGCTGCGCTAGGGTCAGTGTAAACGTCTGTATCGTATTGCACTCGATGCAATCTTCCTGACCGGGTAGGAAGACCTCGTTACTTGCTAACACATACTCGTTCATATATGGGTCGTAACCCCCAAGCTTCTGCGTATTGAAGTCAGATATAAATGTGTCTCGGAACCAGCTCCGCATACCGTTCTCGCTGATGACCTCGAGCTGCTCATTCTGCCCATCGCCATATAGGTGGATGACAGAGCCACGCTTGGAATCGGTGAAGAACTTATGCGGCCCCCACTCGGCAAAGCTCTCGGGGTTGTTGCTGATACCAAAGTCTTCTACGCGGGCCACCTGAGTACCCAGTACCTGAGGTACCGACGTAACCACGCTCTCTCCCGTAGAGTCGGTAAGCAGGTTCTTACCCGCCAAGACGTAGCTAATCTTATCCTCCTGCAACGTGAGGATATCGGTACGCCTTCCGAACAGCTTCTCTACAGGCCCATAGCTGTCCTCTAGCGGCTTGAAGTTGAGCAGCCCAAGGTTGAACTCATTGAGCTTGTTGATGTTGGTCTCATCGTTGATAACGCCACTGTACGTCAGGTCAGCAAAGCGTCGCACCTCAGAGAACCTTTCGTCGCTGGTCGTAGTAACGCGGTTGCCCAAGGTGATGGGCTTGCCGCTAATGGAGTCACGAATTTTATAGCTCTCTACGCCATTGCCGTAGCTGATGCAGTTGAAGAACGCCGTGTCGGTAATGCCGGACTGACCAATGGAATTAATCTGATTCTGCACGTTACCATAGTGATTACCAAACGGGTCAACAACATACGATGCACTCGACTCATACCACAGGTCGGGCAAAGCTGGCTGCGGTTCCGTCTCGAAAACGATGGCGTCGGTAGAGCGCGTTATCGTCCACTCGGCCTTAATCCTTGAGCGGCGGTTGGGGCTGCTGCCAGAGCCAAATCCACCGGAACACTTGTTGGTTCCGATAATTACAAACTCAGGGTCGGCGAGACCCGTCTGGTTAAAAAACAACTTGTTGACCAAACCATTACCCCCTATTCCAAAGTTTGGAAGAGCACTTGCGGTGGCCGCCTGAACCTCATTTGTCGGAGCGGCTACAGCAGGGTCGCCAGAAACACCTTCCGCAGCTTCGATGGTGTCAATTACGTCATTAGCGATACCTGAAGGACCCGAACTTCCGTAGAACCAGTCCATAATATTTGAGTAGTCGTCCTCGACTTCCCATGTATGGTCAAAGTCTAAGGTTCTAGTCTCACAACTAGCATCTCCGCGACCCTGACGAGTAAAGCTTATGGTGAGCCTAATCCGCGTACCAGTGTTGATGTCGTCCAAATCAAAACCGGTGTAAACCAAATATGGATAGTCGCCCGCTACTTGCGCTCCTCCCTCTGTGCGCTGGTCGTCACCACCGTTGGTTCCGGCAGACTGCTCTCCGGGGGTTATATTTTCCACTCCGGAAGGAAGGCCGTAAGTGAATCCGGGCTTCATCTTCATATATGTACCCGAAATAGCTGGAACAGGGGTGCCCGGCGTATCGTCTAGCTCGCCCTCGGCGAAAGACTTCTTCTCCAATACGGTAGCGTAAGTACAAGACGTAACGGCACCAGACGTATCGCTCTTTACGATATACCTGTCTCCCTCTTCAACCTTGGCTGCGTTCTCCCCTTCGAGCAGGAAATACACCTCTCCTGAGTCGGCAGGGTACTCAAAGTTTTGATTGGTATAGATGGTCTCGTAGTTCTCGCTATCGGGCTTGATGACAAACTTGTATCGCGCAGCCCAAGCTGGAGCCAGCATAAGGGACGGTATCGTAACCCGTATCTGGTTTTGGAAAATAGACTGACCGCAGTCAATCTCTACCTTATTATTGGGGGCTACAAGGGCCGTACTAGACCGGCCATATTCGTCCATATAGACGATACCAATCTCATAAACGCGGTTGCTGTGGAGGCTCGGAGCCGAAGGCGTTACAGGGCTGACGCCATCGGGGCTATCCAAAGGCGAACGAACAAGGGAAGCATTGAACCCAAGCTTGACGTTAAGCCCGTTCAGGTTGCGCATATCGTACCCCTCGAGGTAGTTGCCATAGACAATCCTATTGCCCATCAAGGTCTGTGCCTTAGCCAGCCTAGGCACGTTGTCATACAGCCGCAGAATCTCGCTCTCAGGGAGGATGGTGAAAATCTTCTGCTTGCTAAACTGGATGGTATAGTCGGAGTTGTCCGCCAAAGCAGAGTCAGCCTTATCTACCTTCTCAATGACGCGGATGATATTGTCATCCATCTCCTTGAACAGGATGTCGATACCCTTGACTATAGAGCTTCCCGTGCGTACTGTCACATCGCACACCTGAACGGAGTTGACCATACCCTCGTTGAGGTACGACTCGGTGGTGAAAGCGAATGGCTCGCTCTCGAAGATGGGAGCACTAAACTGTGACGTGGCCGAGTACTCGTTGTTGGCATACTCCCAACGGTAGCCAAAGCACAGGAACCGGTCCTCCATGTAGTCCTCGCGAGACACCACCGCCACAGGCGTTACCAAAGGGGCTTGTAAAGGTGGGCGCTTGATGACGAGGATGTCTTCATACAGAAGTCCGCTGTCAGCAAAAGCTACAGGCTGGGGGTAAGCCTGACCGACATTGATACGGCGAGGGGGGTTGATGTCGTCGGTAAAGAACAGCAGGTCATCAACCAAGTCAATGCCCGTAATAAGATACTGAGGGTCGAAGTTCAATGCGCTTGTGCTGACCACATGGTACGTCAGCAAGTCGTTGCGCATATTGTACGAGACGATGAGGTCGAGAACGCCAGCATAACCGCCGTCAACAAACGAAGGGTCATGGACGAACCAGTACATGGACTCGTTGGCACCATCGCTATACGCCCCCAAGCAGGTGGCATTGGCGCTCAAGGCCGTGCCCGTAGGTGGGTATACCAACGTCGTAAGCTGCGTATTCCCCTTGGTGTTTTCTATAGCCCCTATCTCCGAGTCCTCGGTGGACCCCATGCGGATATTCTGCGCGTCGATATACTCTCCGTTGGGGACAAGGCGCTCGTCGACGCTCTTGTTCATGCGCCCCTTAATGAAGTTCCGTACGAGGTTTGCCATTACTTAATCCACTTATCGCGACCACGCATATTCATCAGCAAGCGACCGGGGTGGATGTTGCTGACGCGAAGCTTCGCGTTGCGCAAGAGCGCGTTCTTTTTCTTTCTCGCCCGACCCACGATATATTCCTGCACACCCAACTTAGCATCGAGGATAGCATATTGGATATATGCGTAGACATATTCCTCGAACATCTTGTTCACGCTAATCTCAGCGTTGTTGCCGCCCTCCATACCGTCGCTGACGTACTCAAGGATACACAGCTCGTCAGCCATATGGCTGCTGAAATTGATGACGCCACCCTTCTTGTTGATGCTGAACGTAGGGTTGGCATTGGCTGTCTCGGTATTCAATCCGTAGCGGGCCCCGATATTGTAGTCGAAATACCAAAGGCCATCGCAGCAGTACCCCGGCTGCCCGTCGAACTGACTGTTGCCGTTGAGGTAGATGCTTTGCTTGGTTCCCGTAATCCTATCGTAATCGATGGTAGAGTCTTGAGGGCGTAGGATAGCTCCCGTCTCATCGAAGAGGATGCGGCAGTTGTTGTCTTGGAGATACGCTGAGCTCCAGTTCGTTTGGATATTCTCCGTCAAAGGACGCAAGACACCGTTCTTATACAAGGAGATGCGAACCCAGTTGACATAGTCGGGAGGGAGGACGAAGCGCAAGCTGTCACAAACGCTGAGCTCGAGAATCTTAATCTCTTTCAAAGAGTCGTAGTTCAACTCTTGGATAGCACGCTTGGCATGGAATAGAATCTTGTACCGCTCCTCGTTATTAACAAGGGAGTGGTTGCCATTGTACATCAACAAGAAGTTGTTGACAATATCTTCTAGAGAGACGTACTGGTAGCTGCCCCAGTTGGCATTTTCTGGTGCAGCACCGCCGTTCTCGTAGTACTGGTAGTCTGTGATATATGCCATTACTGTTCGTTCTGGATTTCTTCAGCGTTAGCGTACTGGAAGATGTCGCCCTCGCGGATACTCATGCCAGCCATCTGCAATATCTTATATACCAACCGGGTCTCATCATCGATGGGTACCTCAAAGTCTTGGTAGTCAGTAGACGACTGATTGAATACAGGCTCTCCGTTAGCCAGCGTGATGTACGTCCACTTCGGGTCGAGGGGGTACCGCACATATTGGCACTGGACATCGCCTTGAGCGTAGGTAGTGCCGGTAGGGTAGAGAGTGATGACCTGACCGGCAGCGGGGTTATCGATGGTATAGGCAGGGTACTGAGCCGACGGTGCCGTCAGGTTTGAGTTAGCCAGCATGGTGATGCGGCTGTGCGTAACGGGCTCTGCCTCAGCGTTTAATACCAAGACCTTATTGAGTAGGTAGTAGTCGTCACCGGTGGTAGCTATGCTCGGCGTGAAGAAGCGGTTGCCAGATTCAAAGTCCAAAGGCTTAGACACAGAGAAGACATCGATATCCTCATTGAGCCCCTTGGT